GTCAACCATCACAATATTTTGTGCAAAGATTTATAGATAAAGTTACAATAACTTTATATCTAACACCAGGTGATACACAGGCTGGTAAATTTATTTATTTTTATTATGTGAAAAGAATTCAAGATGCAGGTAAATATACTAACGAGGCAGATGTTGTTAACAGATTTGTGCCTTGTATGTGTGCAGGATTAACTTATTATATCTCTATGAAAAAAGCTCCTCAAAGAACTCAAGAGATGAAATTGTATTATGAAGATGAATTACAAAGAGCATTACAAGAAGATGGATCACCAGCGAGTGTTTACATTTCACCTAAAACTTATTATCCGGAGATATAATGGCTAAATACGCAAAAGGAAAATACGCATTAGCAATATCAGATAGAAGTGGTCAAGCATTTCCGTGGAGAGAAATGGTTACTGAATGGAACGGTGCATTTGTTCACGTGTCAGAATATGAACCAAAGCAACCACAATTAGAGCCAAAACCTTTTGTAGCTGACCCACAAGGTTTAGAACAAGCAAGACCTCAAAACTTTCCATCTAATCAAATTGGTGGTGGTAACATGGTAGCTAATTTAACTTTACCTGGAGATTTTGCTTTTGGAGATTTAAGTAATAATAGTATGGTTCCTGAAGATCCAGGAAAAATAAATAGTAGAAGAGAAGCACAAATAAATGTAGGAGAGGTTACAATAAGCATAACATGACGTATACAGAGTTAGTACAAAAAATTAGAGATTATACAGAAGTTGATTCAAATGTTTTAACTTCTACAATCGTCAATGGATTTATTGAAAATGCAGAATTTAGAATTTTAAGAGATGTAGATTCTGATAATAATAGAAGATATGTAAGCGCCCAATTAGTTGCTGGATCAAGATTTATTGATACACCTACAGATTTGTTAGTAATTAGATCTGCTCAGATAGTAGATTCTGATGGGGTAGGTCAATCTGATAATAGGGATTTTTTACAATATAGAGATACTAGTTTTATGTCTGAATTTAACCCCACTGCAACCACAGGGGTTCCAAAATATTACAGTAACTGGGATGAGGATACAATAGTTGTGGCTCCCACTCCAAATGCCACTTTTACAATACAGTTAAATTATATCTTGAAACCTGCTGGATTATCGAGTACAGTTCCTACTACATATTTAAGTCTGAATTTTCCCAACGGACTTTTGTATGCATGTCTAGTTGAGGCATATAGTTTTCTAAAGGGGCCAAATGATCTCTTGCAATTATACGAAGGAAAGTATAAACAAACGGTAGAAGGCTTCTCAATAGAACAAATGGGAAGAAGAAGACGAGACGAATACCAAAGTGGTGTTCCTCGTATAGGAAAATAGGAGAAAAATAAAATGGCTATACAACAAGCAATTGCAAACTCTTTTAAGAAGCAATTATTAGATGGTGACATGGACTTTACGGCGTCGCCTTCTGGTGATAAATTCAAGATAGCTCTTTATACTTCTTCAGCAACTCTAAACTCAGCTACAACTTCTTTGTTAACTAGCTCACCTACTAATGAGGTTCCAAACTCTGGACAATACACTGCAGGTGGTGGGGCGCTAACTAACTTAGCAACTTCATTAACAGCTGGAGTAGCAAGAGTAGACTTTGCTGATAGATCGTTTACTGGAGTTACTATTACTGCTAGAGGAGCTTTAATCTACAACACATCGTTTTCAAACGCGGCGGTGGCAGTTTTAGATTTTGGAGCAGATAAGACAGCGACTTCTGGAGTTTTCACAATTCAGTTTCCAAACAATACATCAACCGCAGCGATTTTAAGAATCTCTGGTTAAGTAGGAGGTAAACTCCTATGGCAGGTTGGTCGCAAAATACCTGGAATACAGGATCCTGGGGAACAGGAATCGATAATGACGTTTCTGTTACAGGGATAGCTGCAGCTTTCGGTATAGGTATAGTATCCACTGATTCAACTGTAGAACAAGGTTGGGGCAGAGATGCTTGGGGCCAAAGATCTTGGGGTAATCCTAGTCAAATTGTAACTCCTGTTACACCTGAAGACGCTATGACAGTAGCGTTAAACTCTGTTACAATCGATGCAGAAATAAATGCAGGTTGGGGTGGAAAAAACTGGGGAGATAATTCTTGGGGCGTTGCATCTAACGTTAATCCATCTGAGTTAGATAATGCTTTAACAGCAGCTTTAGGTAACGAAAATATTATAATTGATGTAACAACTGGTCCAGGCACAAATAATAATCAACTTATTACAACCACACTTAACGATGTAACAATCGATATTCAAACAAAAGTATTTCCAAGTGGTTTCCCACTAACTGGAGCTTTAGGAACAGCAGATGCTGGCCCTGATGCAATGGCTACTGGTAATGCAATGTCTATGGGTCTTGGAACTCTAGAAGCATTTAACCAAACAGGTTGGGGTAGACAAGGTTGGAATGTAAACGCATGGGGAGTTGAAGGACAGTTTGCAAATGTTGATGTAACAGGTATTGCAATGACAGCTGCTGCTGGCACATTAGGTGCAACAGGTACAGCAGATGTAACACTTAGCACTTTAAACGTAGCTCAAGCTACATTAGGTAATGTAGACCCAGCACCAGACGCAGAAATTGTTGGTGAGCCAATGGTGGCAGTTGTAGGAAATGCATTAGGTTTAGCTGGAGCAGGTGCAAATCCAACAAGTCAGCTAATGACAGCTGGATTAGGATCAGTTACTGCCGTTCCTAGCCAAGAAGTAGATGTAACCGGTTTACCTTTAAATAATCAATTATCTTCAGCATTTAACGTAGTAATTCATATAGATGTACAAGTTACAGGAAATGCCTTGACTATGAACGAAGGTTCTGCTAATGCTTTGATCTGGAACGAAGTCAATACAGGTTCAGCGCCTATAACACCTCCAGGATGGCAAGAGGTGGCTGCATAAAGAGTTTGACACAAACTCAATATTTTAATAAAATGAATACATAAGGAATAAAATATGGCGAATTCAACATCTGCTAACCTAAAGCTTACAGTACAAGCAACCGGTGAAAACTCGGGAACTTGGGGTCAAATTACAAATACAAACTTATTAATCTTAGAACAAGCTATTGGTGGTTTTACAACATTTAATTTAACCAATGCTAACAGAACTTTAACATTCACTAATGGTGCAGTTTCAAATGGTAAAAATGACGTTATTAAATTAACAGGAACTTTAGCTGGAACTAGAACAGTCAGCATTCCAGACGGAATTGAAAAAGTCTACAATGTTCAAAACGCATGTGATCATGCAGGAAATACTTTAACTTTCAAAACAGCATCAGGCACAGGTGTTCTTTTATGTGAAGGAAATAACTATGTGTTATATTCTGATGGAACAAACATTGTAAAATTATCTGAACAAAGAAACTGGAGAGTAGTTTCAGCAGCTGAAACAGTACAAGCTGGAGCTCAACTTTTAGTAAATACAAATGGTGGAGGAGTAACAATTACGCTTCCAGCGTCGCCTGCTACAGGGGATGAAGTTTCATTTGTAGATCAAGGGTATGATTTTAATAGTAACTCGTTGACTGTTGGACGAAATGGCTCTAATATAGCTAATGCAGCATCCGATTTAACGGTCAGCACACAAGGCGCAGCTTTTTGTTTAGTTTTCTCAGGAGACGCAACAACAGGTTGGACTTATAAGGAGAAATAATAGATGTCAAATTACGAAGCTACAAAATACGATTTCGACGGAGCAAACCTTACAGGTATCGAAGGAATCCCTACGGCTACTATTGTACCGTGGTCTTCTGCTTCAGTGCCAACAGGTTTCTTAGAATGTAACGGAGCAAATGTTTCAAGATCAACTTACTCTGCACTATTTGCAATCATAGGTACAACTTATGGAGCTGGAGATGGCGCAACTACTTTTGGATTACCTGATCTACAAGATAACGTAGCAGTAGGAAAATCTGGAACAAAAGCTTTAGCGTCAACTGGTGGAGCAAATACTGTATCAGCTGAAGGTACTGTTGGTGGATCAACAGCTAATGCAACTTTAACAACAGCACAACTTGCATCTCACTCACACCCAAGACCACAAAGGGTTACAGGTAGTCAACCACAACAGACTTCTCAAATTATTACAGCAGGTAGATCTAATCCTGGCCCCAATGCCAATACAGGTAGTGCTGGTTCGGGAACAGGGCACTCTCACAACATGAGTGCAACTTTTAGTGGAACTGCAACTTCAGTTTTACAACCATACTTAGCAGTAATTTATATTATAAAAACTTAAGGAGAAAACATGGCAACAAATGCAAAATGGACAGTAGTAATGGATGACAAAATGATCATAAAAAATTATGATGAAGGTGCTAGTCCAAATGACGGTGTATCATACATTATTGATGATAATAATTTTTGGGGACAAGCTAAATTTTCAAACATCTGGGCTATTCAATATGGAACAGCAGTTGCAACTGATACTGTAGAATACAGAGATGAAACTCCACACTCTACTTGGGAAGATGCTAATTTAGGTGACATTCAAGATTTCATCACTAGATGGGACACAGCTCATTTAGCTCAATTACAAGCTGATTGGGACGCTAGTGAGGGTCCAGAGGGTGAAACTGAAGCTGATAAAATTGCTAGATTAGGTGCAAGACCTACATCTTATACTTCATCTTAATAA